CTGAACTTTTGCTTGAGTCTCTGCTTGCAGTTTTTGCATAGCTGCTTGTGCTGCCATTTGCTGAGATTGTTGATTTATTTGAGCTTGTTGTTGAGCTGCAGCTGCTTTTGCTTTTTCTTCAGCTTCTTGTTTTCTTTTTCTCTTTAATTTAAGAACTTGATTTGCAACCTTTAAATTTTTAATTTCCCTAATATCAATTGCATCTTCTAAATTTATAGAGTCTCTTTGTAATGCCATTTGAATATTTTTTTCCAACATAGCCTTTTCTTCTTCATCAGGAGTTACCTCTATAAAAATACCAAAATCACTTAAATATAAATTTGTTATTTCATTTAATACAGATACATTGTATTTACCAATTTGATTTATAAACTCTTCTCTAAAGTCAGCATATTCTAAAACATCAGCTATTCTTGATGATAATGCAGTTGCTAAATTTTGAGTAATACTTAAACCTGCTTGTAAAATGTGTCTAGTAGCTGTGTTGCTATTTAATGCAGCCATTTTCTGTAATCCTACTAATGAGTTTTCATCTGGTAAAGATCCGTCTCTAGCTTCGTTTAATCCTGAAACATCTCTCATCATATTTAAATAATGATTATATGTACCAATTAAACTTTGTATTTTAGATTGACCAGAACTAGCTGTTAATTGTTGAATAGGAACTTTAGCTTGATTGTAATCTCCATCTTGAGTATAACTTCTACCTATAACAGAACCTGTTTGAAAATACATTCTTAATGCATCTTCTGGATTATAAGCAGCTCCAGTACCAAGGTCAACTTCGTTTAGTCCATCTGCATCTATAAAAACACCATCAGGGACAACCTTAGATAATACTTGTTGTAATTTTAAATGTGTAATCTGAATCAAATCAGCAAACGTAATCATACGTCTTACTAAAGATTCAACAACACCTTTATACATTCTAGGAGCGCAAGCTATATATTCTGGATATACATTTTGACTAGCTGATTGTGGTCGTGCCATATTTTCTGCCATCTCCCACTTTAGCATAATGTTAGTTCCCATAATCATAACTCCCTCATACCATACATCAATAGTTTTTGAAACTTTTTTAAATTTCCCCTCTTCCATCATTTCAACAGAAGGATTAAAATCATCTGTTTTTTCAATAACTTTTTCAGCACCTACATTATTAATTTTCTTTTTGTAAGTAAAAGTGTTTGTGGTTTTGTAATTAAAAAACAAAACAGTAGCACTATCTTTACTAAATAAACTATTATTATAAAACTGAGATGTATTGTGATAATCATACCAGCTTTGACTGTACTTAGAAATTTCTTCCATATCCTCTTTAGTAAGAGTTGGATCTATTTTCTTTAATTCAATTATTGGTAATGTTTTAATTTCTCCCCAATAAAAACAATCTTTAAAATGAGGGTCTTCCGTATAACTATAAACTAAATTAGCTGGATCAACATAATCTATTTTTATTCCATCACCAGGTAAAAAAGAATGTCTAGCTACAGATATACCTAAAACTGTTTGATCGTAATCTAAACGTCTTTTAATTTCTAAATACTTATTTTCTTCAAATACAGTATTTATAGCCTCTTCTTCTGCTATCTCTATTGATGGCTTATACTTCATCTGCATATGTAAAGCTAGCTCCTCACTATCGTTAGGCAGCTCATCTACATTACTAGAAAAAGCATTAACATCAAAATCTTTATTTACTTGAGTAATTAATTCTTTAGAAGCCATATCAGCAGCTATCATACGCTGATACTCATTTCTTCTATCCATAGACATAGCATCTTGTGCATATGCTTTTACTTGAAATATTCTATCTGACATTCCATTAACAACAATATCTACAAACTTTGGTATTATAGGTACAGGAGTCCAGTCAAGGTTTAAGTAACTTAAATCACCATCTACTGCTAATTCGTTTTTATACTTAGACACAGATTGTTCGCCTCTAGCATAAAGTCTTAGTCTATGAAAGTCACCCCATTGATTGTAAAATCTATTTGTGTTTCCGTCTTTTCTAAACCACTCGTATTGTATGGCTTGCCCTATTTGTAATCCAAATTCTAAAGTTTTCTTTGTTGAATCAGAAACAAACTGACTTGGAAAACCCATAGGATTAATGTCTATTTTTACATCTTGCATTTACCTTATAATTTTGCTGTAACTTCCCTTATTGTCATATCTTGCAAAGTTAAACTTTATTTTTGACTCTTTTTTAACGGCTTGATACAAATGCTTTTGTATAGCCATTAATGCTAATCCAGAACTAATAGTTGCATCAAACTTAGTTCTGTTATTAATATCAAACCTTGCCCAATCTTCTAAGGTACGACTAAAATACATATTTCCAATTAAATCAGGGTCTCTATAATCTCCACTAAAATCAATTCCTACATATTTTTCTATATAAGATTCTATAGACGCAGCGTGAGATTGTTTAACATCTTCACTAGAGTTTGGTATACCACCTAACTCTTTTTCTGTTTTAGATAATTTATTATATGCTTTATCTGGTCTATTAATACTATAACCTCTATAACCTCTGTTTTTAAAATGATATAATAATCTAGGTTTATTATTTTCAACTAAAATAGGCATACCATAAAATACACAAGCCATTAATACTTCTTCAAAAAATATTTCAGCAGTTTGAGGTCTAGCTACATATTCTAAAAAAAATTCATTACTAGGAGCATCATCCATATTAAATCTAGTTACTCCGTGTAAAGCGCCATTAGAACCTCCACCACCTACAGTTCCTGATATGTCATAACTATCACAACCAAATGCGCCTATATGATCATTACCTGGGTATTTTCTACCGTTCTTAATATAACTATTATTTTGCAATTGTTTTTTAGGTGTCCAAGAAATTAAAAATCTACCTCTAGTATCTGGACTCCATAAAACTTCTCCATCTTTAACGCCATTTTTCCAACTAAAATTACCTCTAGTTAAAAATCTATCTTTTATTAAAGAATCATTGTAATCTATTTGTTGATATATTTTTGTTAAGTTAAATAAAGATTGCTTGCTTTCATCTCTAAATGCGTGTGACTCTGTTCTAGGAAATTGTCTATAAAATTCATTTAATGCATCTGCATCATTTTTTAAAGAGTCTACCTCATTCTGCCAATAGGTAATAGCACCTTTAGTAATCATTTCCCCATCAATACCCAGCTTGGGTAATTTTGGGTTTTCTAAAACTGGCATACCATATATATCTATAAACCCCTCCATATTATATTCCATTGGTACAAAAAGTGAATATAACCCACTTTTAGTTTGACCATTAGAGTTTCTTATTCCCACATTAGAATCGTTATATAATTTTTTAAAATTATTACCACCTTTATCTAACGCATTAGATGTAGACCCCATCATACATTTTCCTATAATTTTGCTACCTAATCGTAAACAAGTTTTTGTTACCCTCCAGTTATTTAAAATATTACTTGGCTTTTCCCACTTACCACTTTCATCGTGAACAAGTAGTTTTAGTTTTTCACCATCATAAGAGTTATCTCCAGTATTTTTCCAATCAATAGTTGTATCTAGTCCTTCTATTTGTTCCTCATCCTCTTCATACATATTTTTTTTAGTAATCTTTGAGGCTGGTACACGATAAGCTAATTCTGTTTTAGGTTTATCCATACCATCTTGCACTGGCTTAAAAAAGAAAGGATAGTTGTTAGAAATAGGGACCACTTTATCTGTAAACATTTTTTTTGCATCAGCTCCTGTTTTAGATAAAATACCTATTCTAGAATCTTTAGATATTGTAGCTATATTAGCACATTCTTCACTACCCATATATGAGAATCCAGAACGTCTAATTTTTAAATAACATATACCAAAACTTCTTTTATCCGCCTTGCAAGCTTCCCAATAAATATAAAAAATTCTATTTGCTTCTCTAAAGTCTGGTAATCCAATATCAATTTTAGTCCACTGCAAATACATATAATGAGAGCCAGTAATATAAGTAGGTTTACCATTATTCATAAACCAAAAACCTTCATCTCTTTTATCAAACTCCAACTCAATATATTCTACCCACTGATTTTTAAAATTAGGTGAGGTTTGATTCCATTGAAATATTGTTGGTATTTTTTTAAGTAAAGAAGGAACGTTAAAAGACTCCCAGTATTGTTCTGATTTAGTTTCAGACCTTTTATATATTTTCTTTGGTTTTTCAGGCAAGGCAATTGCCAGTCCGTTTATAGAAATAACATCTCCTATTTTTCCATTTTTAGATATAACAATAACATTATATTTTTCATTGTACCCATACTCCCAGTTTTTAGCTTTGTTTTTATTTGTAACAATACTTTTTGGTATGTAGTTAGGTAAATTTACATATAAGCTATTTTGATCTTCTTTCTGCAAATCCTTGAGACTTATTATTACTTGGTTTACTTATTCCTTCTATTAAGTTTTTTTCTTCTTCTATTCTAGTCAATATTTCAAAAGCATCAAATATTGCTAACTTTTTTGTGGCTGCTGCATTTTTTAATTTATCAGCTGCTAATTCATCATCTTCTCCGTATTTAATAATATGTTCTTCAGCAACTTTAATAAGTTGAATAACAGCTTTTTCACCTGCTTTTATTATTTGTAATTTTATTTCTTTAACATCCATACTATAAAACCATCACTATATTGTTGGTAAACATTCTGTATAATTTTTCTTCTTCTACAATAAAAGGATATTCGCTTTCAGGCTCAAAACATACAGTGTCACCTTCTTTTAATCCTTTTTCTAATAGTTCAGAATTTATATATTTTATAATACCAGTTAGTGGTTCTTCTGTATTAGAACCTTTAATATAAGAATCTTTTTTTAATATTGGTTTAATCATTACATATTTAGAATGACATTTCCATTTATTTTTATGTTTGAACATAAAAAATTGATCTTCTTCTATAAAAAATAAATTGTCTTTAAAAAAACTTTTACCGCTTTTTTGACGACCTTTTATATCATTATAAAATTTAAAAACATTATGATGAACCAGTAAAATATCTCCTGGAATAATTTCTCCCTTGTAGTTTATAGGGGTACTAATAACTTTTGCAAACCTATTGGAAACGGTATGATCTTCTTTGGACGAACTCATTATTAAGTTCATATCCCCTATCTTCTTTATATTATCATACCTTCTTCCATTGTAAGGCTCTACAATGAAATAAAAAGGTGACTTCATTAAAAATTTATATTATATTCAATTGAAATAGGAATATTAGAATTAAATTCTTTCCATAAAAAAATTTCATTATATTTTTCAATCCAAATTTTATATGAATTTATTTTTAAATCTTTTTGTATTAAATGAATTTTATAACTTCCCCCAAGAACTTCCTGTCCAGCTATGTAATGCATAGCACTAGACTTATAGTCTGCTCCTATAGAAATTTTTCTAATATCCATTTAATTAAAATGTAGAATCTAATTTTAATTTTCTGTAAGTAATATTTATGTAAAGAGTACCGTCTCCAGTTGTAGCATTTCCACCTGATAAGGTTATCGGTGTGTCAGCAGCTAATATACCGCTAACAGGCTGAATTTTATATACTATATCTGATGCTGAATTTAATATTGATTGAGGTATTGTACCAGCAACATAAGATCCTATTTTTAAACTAGCATCAGACGAAAAGTCAAATACTACCGAATTAAAATCCATAAAAACAGAAACATTTGTAATATCATAAGTATAACCCGCACCAGGTGAGGCTACAATAGTATATGGAGTAGATAACACTTGCAAATTAGCTGCTGAAACCGATACACTAACTTTAACTGTATCTACACCTAAATAAGATTGTAGGTTACTTATAGAACAGTTTTTTGTTGCGTTGTCATTTTCAGCATCAGTCAATATAAAATAATCAGCACCATCTGGAGCTATTATTGGATATGATGATGTGTTGCTAATTCTTGCCATAAATATTATTATTTACTCTTTATTGTTTTCTTTTTTTACTTCTTCAGCATCTTTTACTGACCCAGTTGCTAAATCAATAACAGAATTAGAACCATACTTGTCTGCTAATTCTTTTTCTACTGAAGAAAACTTTCCTCTTATTGTATCCAAGTCTTTCGTATATAAAACTTGTTGATAAACTGAATCAGCTAATTTTAATTTTACTTGAGTAAATTCTTGATTAAGAGCTTGTAAGTTTTCTAACTCTTCTTTTGTTAAGTTTTTTGACATTTTAGATTATTTTAAATTAAATTTATATACAAATATAATAAATATTATTTACTCTCCATCAACAACTTCCTCTTCTTCTTCCGATGGCTCTTCCTCTTCTGGCTCAGGAGTTGGTGGCACAGGTGGTGCTGGATTCATCCAAGTAAAATATAGATCTTCATTTACTGGTGTGATTTGAGATTCTATACTTGCAGCTATGTTAGCTTGCATTGCAGGCACGTCTAATGATCCTTCTAACCATCCGATAACTACGTTCTCAAAAGCTTCTGTATCTTCGTAAGGTACAAAAGGGTCACCTGCTACATATGTATAGCTTTGCGTTCCTATGTTTGTTGAAGAATACGTTTTACCGCCAGACTCTTCAGAGCCTGTATACCTATAGTGTACTGTATAAATTACATTATCTTGTCCTTCTGACTGAATATGAGCATTCATTGCTGGGATTTCCCATTTGTAAATAATTGCCATTGATTTTTTTTTAATTAATTCATTTGTACAAATATACAAATTTTAAGTTTATGTTATGGAAAGCATAATCCCATAGAAGCAACGACTCCACTTCCGCCTGTTATTCTGTAATAACCTATTGTTGCGGGAGGCGACGCTCCGTTTTGAATTGTGTAATAACCGTTTCCAGTTGTTGTTGTTCCTGTAGCATTCTCATAAACAGTATCCCCTGTAGTTGGGTTATTACCGCTACCGTCGTGATATTTTGTTGTATTCACAGATTGAGTACATATAAATTTAGTATCTGCTTGTCCTGAACCAGAACTAAACGATGTTGTTGTTGTACAGTCTTTATCATAACCGTACCAGTCTGAAAATTTATATGGATAAGCTATAGGCATAATTTATACTTTTATGGGCAGCTACAGCTAGTTCCTGTTACTGCACCTGTTGTTGTGTTTGTTGATATTGCAGGACAATTACAAGTGCCTCCAAACCAAACTGTTCCTGATGGTCCTTCTATGAATCCACCTCCACCTGTATAAATAGCTCCGCTTACACTGCTATATATAATAGTTCCTGTTGTTACCGCTGTTAAAGCTACTGTTGTATATAATGTTATAATACTGCCTCCAGAACCGTAAATAGTA